CGGAGCATCGGGAGCTATGAAATTATCAATCACAATTGAATATAACTCTGGCGAATCAGCAACTTATATTGCTCAACCGCCAGAGTGGGCTAAGTGGGAAAAGGCAACTGGACACACTATTACCAAAGCTCAAGAAAATATAGGAATCTGGGACTTGATGTTCTTGGCCTATAACGCTTATAAGCGCGAAAACGCTGGTAAGCAAGTAAAGAGCTTTGATATTTGGATGGAGACAGTTGCCGACATTAAGACAGGCAACGATGACCCAAAAGCCATCAGCCCGACAGCGTAAGGCGGCTATTAGTAATAGTTGCTCTTAAGACTGGTATCCCGATGCAGTATTGGGATGATTGGGACGATGTAGCAACGGCAGTCGAGCTGATAAAGGAGATGAACAAGGATGGCTGAAGAAGTCGCAGCATTTGACCCAACAGAGTTGCGTCAAGTGTATAAAGCCTTCTCCTTGCTAGGCGATGAAGCCAAAGCCGAGGCTCGCCAGACTTCTAATAATCTTGCCACTTATCTTCAAAGTCAAATTGCTGCCAAAGCTGCTACTCGCGTCAAAGGTCAGCAGGCAATTAACCGAATCGTTAGCGGATCTAAAGTATCTAAGACCAGCACTACTGGCGAAATTAAATACGGCTTTGCTAGTCAAAGATTTAGCGGTGGAGCTAATACTCAAATGCTTTGGGCTGGCTTTGAATTCGGTTCAAATAAGTTTAAGCAATTCCCTGCTTACTCTGGCAGACAAGGGCGCGGCTCTCGCGGATGGTTTATTTATCCAACTTTGCGCCAAGAGCAGAAGAATATTGTGGCACAATGGAGCGCAGCATTTAACAAAATTTTAGATAAGTGGGGCATAGGTGGCATCTGATTCAAGAGCTTTAACGCTCAAGCTTCTAGCAGATACGGCTGACTTTCAAAAGAAGTTAGCAGCTGGCTCTAAAGAGATTGACTCAATTGGGGAACGCGCTGCCGAATTTGGCAAGAAGGCTGCCGCTGCTTTTGCTGCGGTTACAGCTGCGGCTGGAGCTTTCGCAATTAGTGCAATTAAAAATGCTGCCGAAGATGAGGCTGCACAAAGAAAATTAGCATTAACAATTGAAAACAGCACAAATGCAAAACGCGAACAAATCGCAGCTGTTGAGGATTATATTACAAAAACTTCTTTAGAAATTGGGGTAACAGATGACCAATTGCGTCCAGCTTTTGCAAGATTAGTAAGAAGCACTAAAGATGTTGAACAAGCAACACAATTATTAAATTTAGCATTAGATATAACCGCAGCAACAGGAAAGCCACTTGAAACTGTTTCAATGGCATTGGGTAAAGCTTATGATGGAAACGCTGCCTCATTAGGTCGTTTAGGACTTGGCGTAGATGCCAATATATTAAAGAGCAAAGATTTTAATTTAATATTTCAAGAGCTAACTAGAACCTTTGGCAACTTTGCTGAGAATGAAGCTTTGAGCACAGAAAAGCAGATGGAACGAGTAAAGATTGCTTTAGATGAAGCTAAAGAATCTGTAGGCGCTGCTTTGCTTCCAGTAGTTCAAGAATTGACTGCTTGGATATTAGAAAACTTTATACCTGCCTTAGATGCTTTTATTGCTGGATTAACTGGATCTGGTGGGCTAAATGATTCTTTAACAGATTCCCAGAAAACTGCTATTGAGTGGGGCAAAAGAGTAAGAGGATTTATTGAAACAGTTGTAGATCTTAAGGATGAATTATTAGTTTTGGCTGGCGTTATTGCGGCTGTATTTACAGTAAATAAGATTGCTGCTGGTGTAACTGCAACAATTCTTTTAGTCAATAGTTTAATTCGCGCTTATAATGCTTTGAAAGCCAGCGCCATCGTTGCAGGTGTTGCCTCAGCCTTTGCTCTCAACCCTCTACTTGGCGCGGGAGCAACTGCTTTAGGTATTGGAATTCTAGCTGCCATTAGTTCAGCGCAAAGAAATTTCGACACTCAAGAAGTCGGGTCTCCAAGAACTGATTTATTCTTTCCAAGCGGTGGAACTGGTGGCAGTAGCGGAGCTGGTGGTGGTGGCGGCGGTGGTGGCGGTTCTTCAAGTGGCCTCGGTGGTTTAGGCAGCATTTTAACTGGCGGCGGCGGATCTACTGGTAAGACTTCAACTCGAGAATTACCAAAAACACTTATTGAGCAAGTCAGCGAAGAAAATTTCATAAAAAGAACAGCAGGAACAGGATCATTTGATGTTGCAGGATTTAGAAAAGCTGAAGAGCGCGGCAATGTGGTAATCAATGTAAATGCCCCATCAGTAATTGATGAAGAAGGATTTAGCAGAGCAGTTCAATTAGCTTTAAATAACAGCAGCCGCAGACTTGGCGGCGGTGGAGATCAGTTGCTAGTCCTATGACCATCTGGAGTCCCACCTATCGAGTTAAGGTCAATGGCTCTACAGTTACGGGCGTTACCCTTAGCGGCCTAACTATCACCTCAGGCCGAGCTGATATTTACCAACAGCCCTTAGCTGGTTATTGCAATCTAACACTCATCGAAACTTCTGGCTCACAAATTTCCTATGATATAAACGACTCAGTAACAGTCGAGGTTCTAAACGCTAGTTCAACTTATGTTTTTCTCTTTGGCGGTTTTATTACTGACCTAAGCGTAATAGTCCAAAACTCAGGATCTACGGCAACTAGCCAGCGAATCAATATAGTCGCAGTCGGAGCATTGGCCAGACTTGCTCGCCATATTTATACTGGCAATCTTGGTCATCAATTTGATGGCGATAGAATTTTAGATTTACTTGAAGAAGTATTGCTAGGCAGTTGGAATGAAGTCCCAGCATCTTTGGATTGGGCAAGTTATGAGCCAACTACTCAATGGCTTGATGCCGAGAATACTGGCTTAGGCGAGATTGATACCCCAGGAGATTATGAGCTTCATAGTCAGACTGGCCTTAGCGATACGATTTATAATTTAGTTTCTCAAGCTGCTACTTCAGGCCTTGGATATATTTACGAAGATTCTGAAGGTCGAATTGGTTATGCAGATTCCACACACCGAAGCCAATACCTAGCAGTTAACGGCTATGTCGATTTAGATGGCAATCACGCCATCGGCCCTGGCCTACAAATTACCAAGCGAGCTGGCGATGTCCGCAATTCGCTAACAGTTAGTTATGGCGCTACCAGCTCACAAACAGTTACAGATGAGGACGCCACTTCAATCAGTCTTTATGGAGAACTAGCTGCCGAAGTAACTACAACTCTTAGAAATCAAGTCGATGCTGAGGATCAAGCAGCCTTCTATCTACTTATCCGAGCCTATCCTCAATTTGAGATGCGTCAGATTACCTTTGCCCTTGGCAACCCAGAAATAGACAACGCAGACCGAAATTCCCTTCTTAGCGTATTTATGGGGATGCCGCTTAATATCGTCAATTTGCCAGCCAATATGACCCTTGGCGAGTTCCAAGGCTTTGTCGAGGGTTGGACTTGGACGGCTGGACTTAACTCACTAAACCTAACTCTAAATGTCTCACCGCTGGCTTATAGTCTCCAAGCAATGGCTTGGCAAGATGTTCCAGCCACCGAGACCTGGAATACCATATTGCCCGATTTGACTTGGCTCAACGCTACAATAGTTGCATAGGAGATTAAATGGCAACGACTACAAATTATAGCTGGACAACGCCTGACGATACTGCGTTGGTTAAAGATGGCGCAGCTGCCATTAGATCGCTTGGCTCAGCAATTGATACGACAGTTTTCAACAACGCCAATGCTGCAATTGCTAAAACTATTGTCGATGCCAAGGGCGATATTATCGCTGCAACGGCAGCCGATACAGTAGCAAGATTGGCGGTCGGCGCAAATGACACAGTTTTAACGGCCGACTCATCCACCGCCACAGGGTTAAAATGGGCTGCTGCTGCGGGTGGGGCTTATACACAATTAGCGACAGGAACATTGAGCGGTGCTGCGTTAAATTTAACTTCAATTAGCGGTTCTTACAAAGATTTAAAATTGGTTGTTAGAAATATAGATTTTGCTAATAATAATGACAGATTGAGAATCAGATTAAATAATAATTCAAGTTCCGTTTATGGCAGACACATAGCAGCAGTTCAATCAAATGTTACTTTGGACAGCAGTGCAACTTATACGGAGTATAATAATTCAACTGTTAATGGTTTATTTATTTTTGACCTTTACGATTATGCAAATTCAACAACTATGAAATATGGCATAATTAATCAAGTCTATAATAATGGAACGATTGATTATACTTATTCTTTTAATAATTTCATAACTTCTGCAACGGCAGCAATAACTGAAATAAATTTATTAGCATTGGATACAAGTAATGTTGCTTCAACTTTTGCTGGCGGAACTTATTTTCTATACGGAGTAAAATAATGACTACAATAAAAATTCATAATGTGGAAACAGGCGAAATTATCGAACGCGAAATGAACGCTGAGGAATTGGCGCAATTAGAAGCAGATAAGGCTAAGGCCGAGGCAGAAGCGTCAGCCAAAGCCGTAGCCGCAACCGCTAAAGCCGCTTTACTTGAAAAACTAGGCATTACCGAAGAAGAAGCTAAACTACTTCTTTCATAATGGCTAAGCTTTGCGCTGCTGGAATTCAATTAAGAAATCAGCTGGATGATGATTATCCTGATAGGGATCGCAAGTCTGATGGTTGGATTGCTGACGCTCGCCACCGCGCTAAAGGGACTTCTGACCATATTCCAGACGCTAGAACAGGAATCGTTAGAGCCCTAGATGTAGATGCAGATTTATCTGCTCACAAAGAAGAAGCCTATGCAGTAGTTGAGAAACTGCGTAAGTTAGCAAAGAAGGGCGATAAGCGAATTGCCTACATTATTTACGATGGCAAGATTATGAGTCCGATACTTAATTGGAAGCGTAGAAAATATAACGGCGCGAATCCTCATCGCTCGCATTTTCATATTTCATTTACAACTTTGGGAGACAAAGATGGCAGTTATTTCAACCTCGAAGGAGAAGCTAATGAGCGACCTAAAGAAAATGGCAGAGAGCTGGGCCAAGACATTCCTAGCAACGGCACTAGCGACTTATCTAGCAGTCGGCCTAGATGTCGATGCAATTGCCAATGCAGCTCTCGTATCAGTCTTGCCTAGCATCATCAATTGGCTTAACCCTAACTACGAGCGCTACGGCCGTATCAAGTAATGACTGCGCCTGAGCTTGCAACGCTAGTTGCCTCAGTATTGGGATCTATTGCCCTACTGATTGCTGGCCTTCGCTACATAATTAAATTGGAGAATATCCCTATAGTGTCGCGCCTTGATAAAATGGAGTCTCAGCTAGAATTGGCCTTAGCGAAAGGGGTCAGAAATGGCAACGCGAAAGCGCGTAAGTAAGAAGCGTCCTAAGAGACGCAGAACTACTAAAGAAACCCCATTAACAAAGCTTGATTTTTGGGCTATTGCTGCCAATGAAGTTTATAAGGCTTGCCGTAGAGCAGGGATGGATGAAGGAACTGCTTTGGCCTTTGCTATGGATCGCAGCTCTTATCCCGATTGGATAGTCCCCATCGATGACCCAATTAAGAAAATTGGTTGGGAAGATGGAGAAGAGGACAACTAATCTACTTTCGAGAGGTTGAACTCTTCGAGGCTCTTAAGTCGCTTTATCCAGACTTAACGCCTCTATCAGCGACCGACCGAGCCGATGGCGTAACCCACAACGCCTTTATTGAACTTAAATGCCGTAGGACTCATTACGATACTTTGATGATTGAGAAGAAGAAGTGGGATTATCTGGCCGATATAAGGGCTAGGACGGGCTCTAAGACCCTTTACATTAACGCGACACCTAAAGGGATATACCAGTTTGATTTAGGGGCTATAAACGAGCCTGAGTGGGCTTTAAAGCGGTTGCCCATAACTACAGATTTTGCCAATAAAGCCACAAATGAGCGACTGGCTGGCTTCCTAGACATTCGCCACGCCGAGCTCTTACTGGTCTAAATAGATTTAATCAAATACATTTAACCCGTTAATCCATTTAGGGATTACAGAACGGGAGTGAAATGGTAAATAAAGTAACTCTTATTCGATTTGATTCTCAAGCAGGGGCTTGGACTGATGAGACAAATTGGGTTAAGGGATCAATAATCAGACGATTCGCTAAAGAGCGGATGGGCAAGAAGCAGCTGAGAGGCCGTTTATCAAAGGCTGAAATATCAGCATATTGGTTGGATAAATATGGGGTGAGCGCAGATGTTGCCTAATTTATCTGATGAAGCAGTTGTAGGAATAATTATTGGAGTTCCATTTATCGGCCTTTATATCTGGAGTTTATTTACTTCAGCCAAAGCCAAAGCTTTTAATGAAGGCTATAAGAGAGGCAGGTCAAGTGTCCGATACACAGAAATCGTTAAGT